GAAAGACAGCTTGCGCCTCGCGGCATCAATGTCACCAATTTCGTGGGGCCGTTCGGAAGCCGCATTCGCGCGTTTCCTGTCGCTCCCTTGTCGGACCTGTTTTGATGACGTAGGCTTGCATCATGCTCGGCGGCGATCTTGCCTATCTGCTTGACGACTTCGGTTCGAACCTGACGCTGACTCGTGTCACGGCCGGGGACTACGATCCTTCGCTCGGCACTGTTGGAGCAATCACCTCGACCACTTACCACATTCATGGCGTGTTCATCGACTACATGGACTCCGATGTGGACGGATCGGTCGTGCGACGTGGCGACCGAAAGCTGCTGATCCGCGCTTCGGATGCCGGAACGGTGCCAGCCGTATCGGATCGTGTAGGCGGCTTGCAGGTGCTGAGCGTGCAGACCATCGCACCGAAAGGTGTGCCTATCGGCTGGATTTGTCATATGCGGGCATGACATGATCGTTCAGATCCAGGCCATAAGCGACAGTTCGCGGTCCATGCAGCAGATCGAGAAGTTCCTGAAGGACCGCATGACGGAGTTCCGGGCGCGCGTTGCGGCGCACATGGTCAACGTCATCATTGATGAAAGTCCGGTCGATACGGGCACCTACATCATGGCGCACGTTGCGGGGCCGAAGGAATCCAGTGAAGCCCCGTCGCGTTCGAGCCACGGCAAGAGACGGGGACGTAACAAGAAGCAATTCCAAGGCCTCGCACGAGGAAACCTGATGCGCAGTGTATCAGCAAAAGCCATTCAGGCCAGCAATGAGGTCTGGTTCCGCAACCGCGCGCTCCATGCCGGACGAGTCGAGTATCTCGGCTGGAACGGACGTTTGCCCTACCGTGTCTATGCCAAGACGCGCGCAGCCTATCCGCGAATCGTCGCGCAGGTCATCGGTGAAATGGGGCTCGACCGAAGATGACGACCCTGAATGACATCCGCATCGCGCTGGAAAGTCATCTGGACGGGTTCATGCCGAATCCGCCGCCTATCGCCTGGCCGAATGTCCGCTACACCCCTACGCCGGGCGAGACCTTCATCCGGGCAGAGTTTCTGCCGGTGTCGCGTCGTCCTGTCGTAGCAGGTCCGGACCCGGAGCAGCGGTTCGACGGGCTGCTCTATCTTACCGTCTTCATTCCGTCGGAACAGGGCGCAGAACAGGGTATTCAAATCGCGGACGCGCTCATGGAACGCTTCAACGGTTCGAGCGCCATCGTTTCTCCGAATTGCATCGTGCGGCTTGCCTACAGCGAAGCCAAGATGCCTTTGCAAGACCCTCCATTCTGGGCTATACCCGTGGAAATAGGCTGGTACGCCTATGCTTCCTGATCGAAAGGAATGACACATGCCGTTCTCGCAAGGTGCGCGCTCTCGCCTGACCGTCGCGGCAGAAGCCAGTTTCGGAGTGCTGGCACAAACGCCCGAGTTTTACAGCCTGCCCTACAAGACGCATTCGCTTGCGTTGAACAAGAATCGGGTGCAAGGCGCCGACATTCTTGGGGATCGGATGCAGACCGTGGATCGGCACGGCACGCGCGCGGTTGGCGGGTCCATCGAGGTGGATCTGCGACGCGGCGCATACGACATGCTGCTGGAAAGCGCCTTCTTCAGCACGTTCAACAACAGCGGCCAGATTTCCATCGGCACCACGCCACGGTTTCTGGCATTCGAGGATGCTGCTCTCGACATCGGGCAATACCAGCTTTTCAGCGGGTGTCTCGTCAACTCGGTATCCTTCAGCATCGCGCCTGACCAGATGGTGCAGGCCACGTTCGACATCGTGGGCCGCAACAAGACCCAATCGACTTCCTCTGCCGACGCTTCGCCGACCCCGGCCGCAAACTACGAGCCGTTCGATTCTTTCAGCGGAACGCTGTTCGAGGGCGGTCTGACCAACAATGACGATCTGTGCATCGTGTCGTCCCTCCAATTCAGCATCAACAACAACGTCGCACCGGCCCATGTCATTCTGTGCGCCGAAAACAGCGACCAGGCCGCACAGATGCAATTTGGCATGGCGACCATCGAAGGCACCATGTCGGTCTACTATCAGGACGCCGTGCTCATCAACAAGTTCCTGAACGAAACCGAATCTATCCTGAGCGTGACCGTCGATGATTCGACAGGCACAAACGGCTACACCTTCTACTTCCCCCGCATCAAGTACAACGGTGCGACGGTGCCTGTCGCCAACCCGCAGTCGCGGATCATCGAACTGCCTTTCGTGGCCTTGAAGGATCCGACGGCAGGCTTCAGCCTGCGGCTGACGAGACCGACGTAACGCCTTGGCCAAGGCGCAGGCGGGCGGCGACTTGTCGGGGGCCGCCGCTCGCCACCTTCAAGCCAGAAGTCCCGACTCCCGACATCAGACCTCCGTCAATGACAAGGACGCCCCGATGAGCCTGAGAGACTTTGGAACCGTCAAGGAGACGACCGTCGTCACCATCATTCGGCCGGACACGCGCAAACCGGCGCTGAATGCCGACAAGACGCCGATGACCGTGACACTGCATGGTCCCTACAGCAAGCGGTATCGCTCGATCCTGCGGGCACAACAGCAGAAGCGGGCCATGGATGCGTCGATCACCGGCGAGGAGATGTCGCCCGACGACCTTGAAACCTTCAGCACCGAGTTGCTGATCGGCTGTATTGAGGACTGGTCCATCACGCTTGAGGGCGACACGAAGCTCCCCTTCTCGCGCGAGGCGGCGGAATCGGTGCTGGCCGAGTTTCCGTGGTTGAAGGACCAGCTTTCCATCGCGCTCATGAGCTCGTCCAATTTTTTGGCCGGGCCGAACGTCAACTGAATGCTTATGCGGAGCATTGCTTTCGTCTGTCCGTTGCGGACAAGCACGGAGTTACGCTCCGCTCCCACCTCCGACAGGTTCTGAAAGCGACCGGCAAGACCCCGCCGGAACTCGTCCCGCCGCCGATGCCCGAACGGCTGCGCTACCTCTGGGACATGTTCCTCGACATCCAAACTGGTCGCACATATGGCATGGACGGCCCCCAACCGCTTTCCTGGCGCGAAATCAAGGCCTGGGACGACCTGACAGAGACAGGTTTGCAAGAGTGGGAAGTCCGTGTCATAAGGATGCTTGACGCGACATGGCTTCGCGTCGTGCAGGAGGCGCGCAATGGTTGATGTCGTCGGTCTCCGGTTCGTGGCGACGGGCGAACAGGAAACTGTTGCCGCCCTGAAGCGCTACAATCAGGCGCGTCTGGAAATCACGAGAGCAACCACAGGAAGCCTCGCTGCCATCGCTCAGATGGAAAGCCGTCTGACGCGGCTGCACAAGGAGTTTATTCAGGGCCGCATCGGGCAGGACAACTACAAGACATCGCTGAAGGAGTTGAAGCGCCAGTACGCCGATCTGGCAGGCGTGTCCATTCAGAAAGCCTCGGCAGAGGTGACGAAGTTCACCCGCGCACTGAAAGCGGTGTCTACAGAAGACCTTATGAACCGTCTGAAACGGTTGCACACAGAGTTTCACGGAGGTCTGTCAAGAAAAGCCGAATACACCAACTCGCTACGGGCGCTGAAGCGTGAATATGCGGCACTGGCCGGTATCTCCGTTCAAAAAGCCGCAGCAGAAGTGAATCAATTTATCCGCGCGCTGGAAGCTAAAAACATAGCGCTTACGAAGTTTGCGATTCAAGCTCAACGCGAACAAGAACGCGCCGTTGCACAACGCGGGTATCAGCGTCTGTTGGCGAGCATAGACCCTACCGTGGCCGCAAGTCAGCGCCTTGCGGCGGCGCAGGAGCAGGTGGAAGCCGCAATTCGTCACGGCATCATTACTGCCGAAGAAGGTGCGCAGACGCTTCGCACCTACGCGGCCATGCTGAATAACACCTCGAAGGCGAATGAGCTTCTCCGCATGGAGACCGAAATGCTGGCGCGCGCCTACAATCCGGCACAGGCCGCCGCATTCGTCTACCAGAAGGAAGTCGAGCAGTTGAACCGGGCGCATCAACTCGGAGTGCTGTCAGCAGATGAGTTGGCGAACAAGCTCCGGTTCCTCGATGCGGCGTACAGCAAGGTTGGCCAAAGTTCGCGTCATGCTGCGCACTTTGTGAATCAGTTCGGGACTGTGACACATCTTGCGGGCGTCAAGACGAACCGTCTAGGCCTGTACGCTCAGCAGGTCGGCTATCAGGTAACCGACTTTTTCGTGCAGGTTCAGTCCGGCACGAACGTCTTTGTAGCGTTCGGTCAGCAGGCAACCCAACTTGCGGGGCTCTTGCCGGGCGTGGTCGGGGCTATTGTTGGCATCGCCGTCGCCATCGGAACGACGCTTCTTGCGGCATGGGATCGCGCAAAAAAGGCGCAGGACGAGGCCACCGGATCTGCCAAGGCGTACGAGGACCGTCTCAGGTCGCTTACCGACGCGCTTCGCCAGTGGCGTTTTGAACGCGAAGCGGCGTCGCAGGGAATGACGGTTGACGAGTTCGTGAGTTCACGGGCCATCGCCGAGGCCGAGGCTCGCCTGCAAGAAGCCGAAAGCGGTATGCAGAGATTGCAGAACTACCGTGAGAACCTACGACAATTCGGTCTTGTGGGTGTACTAAACGATTTAATGTTTGGTGCTGGTCTTGAGGCAGCACGGTTTGTTGGTTTTGGCCCAAAAGCAGATCTTGAAAATGCCCGAGCCGCTTATGAAGCCGCCGCCCGGGATTCCACAGACTTGGAGATCAAACTTTCGGAAGAACGCACGGCTGCATACCTTCGAGAACTCACGCCTCTCGCACAAGCCAGCGCACTTCTTGCGACCAGGGCGCGGTACGGCTCCGAAAGCCTGGAATACGCCCGCGTACAGGCCATGGTAGAACACGCGCGGTTTGCGGAGCAAATCCGTGCCAATAAGGAACTTACCGACCAGGCCAAAGAAAGAATCATCGCATTCCATCGGCTCAATACGATGCGCGCGGTCGAACTTGAGTTTACCGAAAGGCAGGCAGAAGCCGAGCGCGCAGAAAAAGAAGCACAAGACCAGAGAAACAGAACTGCACAAGAACGCATTCAGCAGTTTCAAGAAGAGATTGCGCTGAATCAGGCTATTCTGCAATACGGGCGGGACAGCGCGGAGGTGGAGGCGCTTCGTCGTCAACAGGCGATGGAGGCCGTGGAAGCCTACATCGAGCAGAACAATCTTGTCGGAGAGCTTGCAGAAAGCTACCGGCAAGCGGCGGCGCTTGCCTATGACACCGCGAAGGCTGTTCGTGATACCGAAGCCGCCATGCGCGCTGCGAGCCGTGTCAACCTCGCCAGTCCGTTCCAGAGAGCCTTGATGGCCGCAAACGCGCTTCTGGGGCGGGCACGAGGAATCTGGGCTGTGATGGGCAACATCGGCAGCGCCATAAACGACGCCGAAAGAGCCGCAGCAGTAGCCCGCGCAGAAGCAGATGCACTGAATCGAGGTCTACCTGAGGGCGAGGCACGGGTGGAAGGATCTGTCGCAGGTCAGCGTTTCGATATGCGCCAACGGGTAAGGCTTCCAGAGTGGGTAGAGAACTTCTTTCTGGGACCGTTGCGCCGTGCCGAACTGGAACGACTCGCTGCCGAAAGAGCACTGAATGACATCATCGACTCGCTGAATGCGGACGGCGGCGGTGGCGGCGGCGCCGTGGACGATTTCGCCGAATCGTTCGAGCAGTTGCGCATGTCTCTCGACGAGGCATACGCAAATCAAAAGAGGTTTGCCGAGGGGCAAGCACTGCTGAATGAAGCGTTGCGCCGTGGCGTTATCCAATCGGACGAATACCAGCGCTTGCTGGAATTGCTACGCGAAGAATACCCGCTCGTTGCGGCGGCGGCCGATAACTTTGCCAAGTCGCTGGAGTCCATCGGCAGGACCATGTACAACACAATCGAAAACAGCCTCATGTCGATCATCGACAAGTCGAAGTCGGTGGGCGAATCGTTCCGTGAGATGGCCCGCACGATCCTGCTCGAAGCCGGTAGATTGCTTCTCGTGCGCCCGCTTCTGAATACCCTGTTCTCTTTCATCGGCGGCAGCGGAAACATCGGTGCTGGCCTTGCGGCAGGCGCCATGGCGAACGCAAACGGCAACGTGTTCATTGGCGGCAACGTGATCCCCTTCGCTCGCGGCGGTGTCGTGAACAGCCCGACCTATTTCCCGATGTCGCGGGGCAATGTCGGGCTCATGGGAGAGGCGGGGCCGGAAGCCATCATGCCTCTGCGGAGAGGTCCGAACGGGCAGCTTGGCGTCGTGGCCAGAAGCGCGCCGGTGCAGGTGGAAGTGGTTGGCGGCGACCTTGTGCTGAGCGATGATGGACGTATCATGACCCAGGTCAGGGTAATCGCCCGTCAGGAGAGCAACGCTGCGGCGTCCCGAACGATAACTACGCTTCGCACACAGCCCAAAGCAATCACAGGACTGCGATGACCACGAATGTCTACAGGTGGCCGCCCGTGGGCCTGACGGGATGGGAGATTACCACGGTCGAGCCGATCAGCCGGTCCGCAGGCCTGATCGACGGACGGCCTCGCACCTCGTCAGCGCAGCGGGCGCGCAAGTACCTGACAGCCGTCGTCCCCGGCATCAACTACGATTCCGCCGGAGCCGGATACATCGAAGTTCTGAAGGAGTTGCTCGATGGCGGGCGGCATCTGGTGCGGATCGAGGCTGCGTCGTCGCTCTGGCATTTGGCCAGTGCCGGGCAGAACCTTGTATCGCACTACCTGCAATGGAGCACCAACGGCGTCCCGCTTCTGTGGACGACAGAGGGAACCCAGCTTCTGTGGTCCAGCAATCTCGATGCGCAAGGGACGCCCGGAACGGACAACGGGTGGCCGTCCATAACGGTCACTGGCCTGCCGCCGAATAGAATTGTCGCGCGCCCCGGAGACCTGCTCACGGTGCGCGCCAGTCCAACCGCAACCGCCGAACGTTCTCGTGTTCTGACTGTCGCGCGGTCGAATGGCAGCGGCGTGGCCGTCATCCGGCTCATGACTGCCGTGACCGCATCCGGGCTTGTCAGCATCGGAGAGACCGAAAGTCTGGTCGTGGAGGCTCTCGACATGC